CGACGCCGTGGCGCCTATGCAGACCAAACGCGACGAAGGCGTGCCGATGTTCACGCCCGAGGGCCACGGCCACAAGATCGGGATGGTGCAGCTGCCAAACACGTGGTTTGAGGCCACGATTCAGCCGGTGGATACAGCCCATTTCGGCTGCACGCTGCTGCGTTCCTCAGCGCTAAAACGAACGCAAACGCCTTGGTTTCTGGGCACGCCTGCCGCAAATGGCCATTGGGGCGACGTGGCCGAAGGTGAAGCACCTCGAGTAGATCCAGACATTCACTTTTGGCGGCAGTGGAAAGCCAGCGGCAACACGCTGGGCATCGCCCCGCAGATCGCCGTTGGGCATTGCGAACTGAAGATCACGTGGCCAGGACGGGATCTGAAGCCAGTGTTTCAGACGCCGAACGACTATTGGCGATTGGGCGGCCGTCGCCCATCGGAAGCGTGGGGCAGCGTGGAACACGGGGAGTCATCAGTAGCATGAGCGATCGCATACGCATTCGGTTTCTACGTCCGTATTCCGTTTACCGGCGCGGCAACGTGATTGAAATGGATCGCGGCCCGGCCAAGTCGCTGATTTACGCCCAGATTGCCGCCGTGGACGAACAGCCGCAGCTGCTGGAGACGGCCACGCTTGAACTGTCAGAGGTTCGCACGGCAGACGCTACGCCACGGAGACGCAGGAAATGAGATACCGCAGCCTGGTGCGGGCCACAGAGCCTGCCAATGAGCCTGTGACGCTGACAGAGGCAAAGGCACACCTGCGCATTGATACGACCAGCGAAGACACGCTTATTGCGTCGTTGATCACGGCCGCCCGCGTGTGGTGCGAGGAATACCTAGACCGCACGCTGTGCTATACGCAGTGGACGTTGCGAACTGATTCTTTTTACGGCCCAGTTGGAAGCCCTGCGCAGTTTGGTTTGCGTGCTGACGGCAACAACATCGAAGGCCGCCAAGGCACTGTGCCGAATCTTGACGTTGAGATTCCTAGGCCACCAATGGTGCAGGCCGGCACAGCCACGGCCGTGACCATCGCCTACACGCCAGCCGTCAGCGGCACGACGGCAACGTTGGACGCAACGCAATACCGTGTTGACAGGACGCAGACGCCTGGAGCCGTGCGACCGTTGTACGGCAACACGTGGCCCAGCCATCTGGTGGATCAAAACAGCGTGGCGGTGACGTGGTGGGCTGGTTACTCGAGCGACGGCACAAACGTTCCAGGGTCAATAAAGGCTGCCTTGCTGATGCTTGTGGCACACCTGTGGCGCAACCGCGAAGCGTCGGCAGAAGCGGCACTGACAGAAGTGCCGTTTGGGGTCAAATCGCTTTTGGATACCATGCGTTGGGGGAGCTACCGGTAATGCCTCTTGACGCCGGCGATCTGTGGGCACGCATTACCGTGCAGCAGCCTACATCCACGCAGAACGAGGTTGGCGAATCAACGCTGACGTGGGCCACGTATGCGACCGTTTGGGCAGACATTCAGCCGTTGGGCGGCCGGGAGGCCGAGCGATACGCCGAAACCATCGGGCTATCCACGCACAAGGTGACGTTGCGTTACCTGTCTGGGCTCACCTCAAGCATGCGAATTATCTACGACGGACGCACGCTGGAAATCGGGCAGGTAAACGAGCGTGAACGAAAATGGATTCACGAAGCGATCTGCACTGAGAAGGTGACAACATGAGCGTGGTGGAAGCCCCGGAAGCATTTCTGTATCAACGTCTGACAAGCCAGACGGCGGTTTCATCGTTGATCGGCAACAAGATTTTTCCCATGCTGGCGCCGACAGGAACGGCGTTGCCGCTGGTTGTGTATCAGCGCGTTGGCGTGCAGCGCGATCAATCACTTATGGGGCCGATTGGCGTGCCGGTCATAACCATTCAGTTGACCAGCTACGACACGTCCTACACCAGCGTCAAAAGCATTGCCCGTGCCGTACGCCTGGCGGTGGACGGGTGGACGGGAACAACGGCCGGCGTGACGATCCAACGCACCACGTTGCAAACGGAAGCCGATAACGTCGAAATGCCAGCCGATGACCAAATGCTGCCCTACTACAGCGTGCAGCAAACGTTTGATTTCCGCATTACTGAGGCCACGTCATGATTGATGTTGCCCTTGGAATCGACGGCCACGCGACCAAGCGCGGTTCTGCGATGACCGAAGAGATACAGAAACTGCAGGATCAACTGCGGCAGTTTCCGTTGAAGATTTGCCGCAAGTACAGCCTTAAGGCTGTGCAGGCCGCTGGAAAGATTGGCAAGGCGGCGCTTAAATCACAGGTGAGCCAGATTGGCAAGAAGACCGGCAACCTGTCGCGGGCTGTTGCCATGCGGACGCGGTTCTACACCAAAAACAAGTGGGGTCTGCCGGTTGGTGTGGCAATTGTTGGCTACCGCCGCAGCGGCACCGGCTCAAGCAAAAAGGTGCCGGGCGGCAAAATTCAAAAAGGGAACGACCGTGCGTTTCATTCGCACCTAGTTGAGTTTGGCACCAAGCGGCGATTTCCTGGCAAAAGCCGCAAGATCACGTCGGAACGCAGATCCGTCAATGGATTTCGCCAGACGCTGGTGGAGCGTGCCAAGGAAGCAGTGGCTGGCCATTCAGTGCTGATGTCGTCCTACAACAGCAGCGGCCCCTTCAAAACTCGCAAATCAGGAACTGACCCGCCGTACCCGAAGGCGTTTATTGCCCGCATCAACCCATCCGTGGGATTGGGAGAAATGCCTGCGTTTCATCCGTTGCAAAAGGCGTTTGACGGCAGCCGTAGCGCCATGCAATCGGTCCTGCTTGAGCAGATGAAGGCGGGCGTGCGGCAGGCCGCAATAGACCTAAAAAACGGCAAGGGCTGACGCTGCAAGGATTGCGTACGGCACCGCTAAAAAACACGTAGGGCACAGCCCAAAAACCACAGGAGCGATTTTGCCATGCCAGCGCCGTCGGATTCACAGGGCAACAATTTTGTGTTCGCGGGCAGCACCTACACCGCCACCAACGTGGCAGTGAACTACGGCGGGGATCTGCTGGAAACTTCGCACCTCGGCCTAGCCAGCGGCGCCAACCGGACCTACGTTTCGCCGGCGCTCAAGGACAATGAAATCACGGTTGACTACTACGGTTCGGCCGCCATCACTATTGGCACAACTGGAACGCTGAGCTTTGCGGGCACGTCCTACACGGGCACCGTATCTGGCGGGTCGATAACCTACGCCGTAGGCGAACTGGTCAAGGGCAATGCCACCTTTAAGGTGCAGTGACACCTGGGGGCGGCCGTGGCGTTCGTCTCGCAGGGCACAACCGTAACGTGGGGCGGCACGACGCTGGGCGAAATCGTCAGCGTTAGCGTGTCTGGCATATCCGCAGATGTTGTGGACGTGACGCCACGCACGTCTGCGGCTAGGGCAAAAGTGTTTTCCCCAACCGACGGCGATCCAGGCAGCGTTTCAGTTCGGGCGCGTGCAACGGCCGCGATGTCTTCAGCCAACGTTGGCTTGACGGCTGCCTTATCAATAGGCAGCGCTGGCGTTTCGTGGTCCGACGCACACGCAATTTTCCAATCGTTGGATTGGTCTGCGTCGGTTGGCCAGCTGCAGGAATTTACTGTCACGTTCAAGCTGGGGGGACGTTAAATGCCGTTGACTGCAGAACAGATTTTGGCCGCCAGCAAAAAGTGTCAACTTGCTCGAGCGTTGAAGGTGCATGTGCCCGAATGGGAATGCGACGTGTACGTCAAAATGCTGACCATCGGGGAACTGCAAGAGTGGGAATTGGAATGCCTGCGAGCCAAGGGCGAAGGCGTTGAAGACTTTCGCAGCAAGTATTTGGCCATGTGCCTGGTTGACGAAAACGGCGCCCGCGTGTTTCCAAATCACGCACAAGTCAAGGAAATTGACAGCGTTGTAGGTACGCGATTGTGGAAGGCGGCCCGTGACCACAATTCGTTGGACGAGCAATCGTTGGAGGAAACGGGAAAAAACTGAAACACCGGCAGCCGTTCCGTGCGTTTGTTTTGCGGCTGGCCGGTTTTCTCAAAAAATCAATACGAGAAGTTGAGCAGTTCGACGTGGACGAATTGCGGGAATGGATGGCGTTTCATCGATTTGTACAGCCGTTTGGAGATGAGTGGAGGCAGACGGGACGATTGGCGGCGGCAATCGTGGCGCCATTCAATTCCGGCCCTCCTATGCGAGAGGAAGATTTCATGCCGTTGGAAAAGCCGCCGATGACCGGCGCTGAAATAGCGGCAGAGTTAGCAAAGATTCAACGGTGACGTATGGCAACCATCGGGCTTGGATTTACGCTGTCGGCCAACGCGGCCAAGATGGGCAGCGGAGTCAATGAGGCTGCCAAATCACTGGACAAAATCGGCAAAGCCGCCAAGCAGACGGCGAGTGACGTTTCCACGCTGAAGACAGTAGCAGTTGGCAAAATGCTTGCCAGCGGGCTAAGTGCCGTGGCACGGTCATTTTCCAATGCCGCCCGGTCTGCGTTGAGTTACGCCAAGGGTGTTGCCAACGCTATTGACGCCACAAACGACTTGGCCAACCGCATTGGCATAAGCGTTGAATCGCTGCAGTCGTTACAGATGGCGGCAAAACTGTCTGGCGTGGACGACATCACCGGCGCTTTGCAGAAAATGACAATTGCCATTGGCAACGCCGGGCAGTCTGGCAATACGGAGGCATTTACTCGGCTGGGGATTGATTTTGCTGAACTGCAGCGGCTGTCGCCGGAAGAGCAGTTCAAACAAATACAGGCGGCTATTGCTGCCTTGCCAACGGAAGCAGAACGTGCCGCGGCGGCCGTGGCGATCTTTGGTCGCAGCGGCGTTGAGCTGCTGCCGTTAATGAATCAAAACTTGCAGGAAGTTGAAGAGCGATTGCGGAAACTTGGCGCAATCGTTGGTGAAGATCAAGTGTCGGCAATTGGCGATATGAACGACGCATTTGACTTGGTTGCCGCGACCGTCAACGGCATTTTCGGCCAAGTGGTTGGAAACCTTGCACCTGCCGTCACGGCAATGGCAGAAGAACTCCTGTCGTTTGTTGAATCGTTCTCCAGCGTCAACGGCGAAGGCGGCAGCGGAATTGCAGACACGATTTCCAGCGCGTTGCTTGATATTGCGGAATATCTGGCGGGCGTCTTTGACAACGCATTGGCCCAGTTTGACCAGTTCTCCGTCAGCCTGGCCGACGTTGGCGCAGTGTTTACCACGGTCGGAAACATATTCGTGGCTGTGTCTGAAACGTTGCGGGCCGCGTTTAACATTTTCGAAGTTGCGGGAAACTTGCTTGCGGTAGGCATCGGCAAACTGCTCGAGGGCTTAGGCAGTTGGGTTAGTTCCGATTTGGAACAATTCGGCCGCGACATGGCGCAAAACGCAAGCAATGCTGTCCGGCAGAATTCTGCAGAAGGCAATGCCGCACTGCAAAACGCCGGCGCCGCGGCGTCCAATGCCGTTTTTGGAACCAACCAAAACACTGGGGCCACAAATGGCCCTGCAAGCCGTGCCGTGGCGCGTGCTCGGTTGTCGATGACGCCAGAAGAGCGTGAACGGAGGCGGCAGGAACGTGAGGCAGAAAAAGCCGCCAAGGAGGGCCGAGCGGCCGCCGCAAAGGCCAACAAAGACGCCGAAGACGCAAGAGCCCGTGACGAAAAGGCGCTTCAGGATGGCTTAAAAAAGAAGAACGAAAAGCTTGCGGCGCAACGGCAAAAGGTTGATGACGCAATTCAATTTAAGTTCGACAACATGCGAGTGCTCAGCAAGCAATCGCAAGAAGCGTTGCAAGGCAACGACGTGCGTTCGTCCGAAGGCATGGCCCAATTTATGGCGTTGTTGACAGGGAGAGAAGATCCGGCCATTGCCGAGAACCGTAAAGCAAACCAAAAGCTGGCAGAAGTCGTTCGTGAACTTCGTGCACTGCAGCAAGCTCCCGTAGACATCCTGGGGGCTGCTGCGTAATGGGCATTCGCACTACCACAGAATTGGCGACCGTATCTGCTGGCCGAAAGTTTGGCGAGGCGCCGACGTTCACGCGTCAATTTGTCGTGGAAGTGGACGATCCGACTACACCGCAAACAGACATCTCTAATGCGCCCGGCATTTCGTTTCTGGACGGGCACCCAGAAGCTTCGTATTGCGTTGCCTTTGATGTCAAGGTCGGCAACTACAACGGCAGCCGCTGGCATTATCTGGTTGAGTGGTCGTATGAGTTGCCCAAGCAGGCCAACACCGACAAAAACCCGCTGAGCCGGCCAGACATTTGGAAATTCACCACCAGCGGCTTGGCAGTCCCTGCGCTCTACTACTACGAAGGCGATGGAAACGGCGACATTAGGCCGTTGCAGAACACGGCCCACGATTATTTTGAGGGAGTTACAACCGACGTTTCAGTGCTTGAGGCTCACATAAGTGGTAATCGGCAGACTTTTGATTTTGGGTTGGCAACGATTGCGCAAAACGCTGTGAACGATGACACGTATTTAGGCGGCGCCAAATGGACGTGGAAGTGTGAAGGCATCAGCGGTCAGCCAGCAGTTGAAATAGTCAACGAACAGGAATTGCGATATTGGCAGGTAGAGGTGACGTTGAAATACAGGCCAGATGGATGGCCGCTGCAGATACCCAACGTCGGCTGGAATTTCATTTCGGCGGTGGGTGGTGCCAAAAAGCGTGTCTACGTTTTGGACGCCCAGAACAACAACGAACAAGTGCCGTCTGCCAATCCGCAGCCACTTAACAACGACGGCAGCCTAAAGGCCGCAGGCGGCGCGCCCGACATCCTGGTGCGCCGCGTGGCGCCAAGCGTCAATTTTTCTCAATATTTCGGCACTCCACCTAACTGAGGAAGACAATGGCTGACATAACTTACACCGTCAACATGAACGTTTCTAAAGACCTTCTCACGCAAGTGTTTCAGGCGTCTGGCGTTGGGGTATACATGCAAAAATCAGGTTTTATTTCGCAGACGTTATCGCCTGGCACAACCGCGGCCGCCACTGCTGTCATCAGCACCGCAACCATGAACACAGTAGGCATGTTCTTCGCGCGCCACATTTCGCCGGGAACAGTATTTGTTACTTCACAGGTGTCATTTGGGCCGCTTGTAAACGGCGAATTGGTCAAAACGATCACATTAAAGCAGGGAGAAGTGGCCGTTGGGCGGTTGAGTACGGGCAACACTTACGCGTGCCAATCCAATCAAACCGGCACACAACTGCTTATTTCCATTCTTGAGAATTGACCACATGGCCAGCCAGGGCGCATCCGGCGGCAATCAAGGCGCCGGTTCCGAATTTGCCAAGTTTACGAAGCCTGCTGCGCAACGCATAGCCAAGGCTGTGTTGCGAGTTGAAGGCGGCAACCGCGATCAAGGGCCGCTAGGGTTTGAGCACCATGTGCAGACTGGCGGAAAGGTTTTCCGCGTTTGCTCGTTCACCGGCACGTGGTCAAAGGGCACCACGCACACCACCACTTTTTACGGCGTCACAGTCACGCCTAATACCGTAGCCGCCACGAATCTGTTCGTCGATGTGAAATCCTGCGACACGGCCAATAGTTCGGTAACTGCCGCGTGTGCAATCGCCAAATACGCTGGCACGTGGTATCTGATTTCCGCTGAATGTGGCTGCTCATGATCTTGCTGCCTGGGTGTCAATGCTGTTGCCCGTGCGGCCCGGCAACGTTGCCGTGGAATTCAACCAATTCGTTTGTGTTGTATTTCGCTTTTTCAAACGGCGACACAAATATCGTGTGTTCCAATGACGGCTCTACGTTGACGCTCAACAATTTGGCCATTTGCGAATACACGTCAACGTATAATTTCACTGTCGATTTTGTTTCGTGCCAAGCAACGGTGTTTTTTCTGAGCCGTGGCAATTCTTGTTTAACAATTAACGGCTGGACGACAAATTGCTCGGCGGGAATCACGGCGATAGCAAAAGGACTTCCGTGCTAGATGTTCGTAAACTTGAATGCCGCAATAACGTTGCTGCATGTCGCTGCGGATTTTCGATGCCATGTCAAAACATGGTGGTGTATCATCAGTGCGTTCGTCGCGGTTTGGGCGACCTAGTCGCCGCTGGGCTTGCCGCAATCGGCATTACGCCTGAACGTGTGGCTTTGGTCACCGGCAGACCGTGCAAGTGCAAGCAACGCCAGCAGGCGTTGAACGAGCTAGGCCGCAGCATCGGCATCGGTTGACATCTCTGCCACAGTCGATGCGGAGGATCCGCCGTGGCCGAAGA